CTACTTATTGGTTGGCCCGGGTTTATTTACCAAGCTTATAACATTAGGCGTAGTTGTCCAAGTGTCTAATGCGTTCCAGAAAGTACATGAAGGCTTTGGAGTATTTCTATATCAGTTTACGCAGATAACAGAGCTGCGATCTATATACAAAAGACTGAAAGAATTTGAAGCAAATTTAACGCGTTATTCTATATAAGACCCTTACTATGCCCTTATATGCAGTAAATAACGGCATTTTGAGGTAAAAAAGTCCTTTAAAAACAATGACTTACAGACCACCTTTTTCCTTTTATTTGTGGTCTGAATGTGAGATAATAGTTAAACAAATGAGGAGATATAAAAATGGATGATTTTCTAAAAGTTATCGGCGGTTTAGTAGTTATGGTTTCATCATTATTATATATGTTAGCTATTATATTTTCACCAATCGGAGTTATATGGTTAGTCTTAAATCATTAGGAGATATTATGAAAAAACAAATAAATTTATTAAGAAAGAGACTTAAAAAGAATCATAAGAGAAAGCTCAAAAGATTGAAAAAAACTAAATACAAAAAACAAGATGAATGGAATCGTGATAAAGTTAAAAGAGAAGTTAAAAAATTGCAAAAGACTAGGGGAGTAGGTAATGCCTGATAGAAAAGAGAAAGAATTAGAACCAGAAAGAGAACTTGAAAATCCTGAGCCAAAATCAAATAGCGAAAGGCCAGGCCGTGATAAATTGTTTGAAAGAATGAAAAGAGTTGACCCTAAACAATCTGAAAAATATAAACAAAGGACCGGTGAGTGATGTTTCCTATTTGTGGATGGACTAATAAAGATGGTAACCCTGCATTAATTGGATTTGCTGGAAAAGCAAGAAGTGGTAAAGATACCGCTGGAAAATATCTAGTGGATAAGTATCGGTTCGTGCGTTATTCTTTTGCACAACCTCTTAAAGATGGTGCAAAGGCTATGTTCAATCTTACTGATGAACAAATAGAAAATAAAGAGAAAGTGATAGAGCCTTGGGGTAGATCACCAAGAGAGCTTTATCAGTTGTTGGGTACAGACGTTGCTCGTTCTATTGATCTTAGAGTTTGGATAAAGAACGCAGAAATGTTTGTTAGAAAACATCCTGGCTTTTCTGTTGTTATTACTGATGTTCGATTTGCTAATGAAGCTGAGTGGATTAGAAGCAAGGGTGGTGCTGTTATTTACCTCGAAAGTAACACAAGAGGAATTACTAACCATACTAGTCATTCATCTGAAAATGGTTTAACTGGTGATGATGTTGATCTTATTATAGAAAATGATGGTACTATCAATCAACTCTATGAAAAGATTGAAAACTTGAGGAGGCCTGAAAATGAGCGAGAAATGGTATGAGTATGCTTTATATTTTACAGTTGCATTATGTTTAGCTTTAGCAGGTCATGCAATTATTGATTTGTTATGAGTGATTGGCAAAAAGCAAGGGACGCTTTTTTTGGTATGTTGTTAATTATATTCATAATATACTTGATGGGCGTTTTGGCAAAGATATGAATAAAGCGTTTTGGATATTAATAACACTTTTTTTCTTGGCAAAGTTATTAACAATATGGTTTGACCATTATCCATTATAATTGCTGTATAATCTTTATAATTGAAACTTATAGGACAGGGGTTCGATTCCCCTCGCCTCCACCAAATTCTAAGGGCTTACTATGATGAATTAATTATGGGGGTGAACTGGTTTCGACTGTATGATGGAAATTATAGAGACAGCACCGAGAAGAATGGTGGCTCGGTTATCAACCATTCAAATCACAAACGCAAACGATTACGACTTTGCGATTGCTGCTTAATTAAGTAGCCGAGTTCGTGGGGCACTTGGGAACAGAAGCCCCCACACCAACCGCGGGTGTAACTCAGCGGTAGAGTATCACGTTGCCAACGTGAAGGTCGTGGGATCGTACCCCACCACCCGCTCCAATATTAATCTTTAGAATGGAGAGAGTATGAAAATTCTAATGTTCATGGTTTTGGCATTGGTTTCAACCAATGTATTTGCTGGTGAAGTGATGCCACAACAATCTGCGGATCCGAATATGGTAGCTCCACAAGGAAACCAACTAATGCCTGCGCCTTTAGGCACACCGTTTCCAGACGGCGATCCAAATTTAGTAGCTCCGCAACATCCTCCAGTTGGAGTGCCTCACGCTCCACACTTTGTTCCAAACTTGCCTTTTGGCGCCCCAGTTGCAAATCCCAATCCACAAGTTCCACAAGTTCCGCATGTGTCTGGAGCCCAAACTCCATGCGCTCCGGGTGTAGCTCCAGCTCCAGTTGGAGCTCCAGTACCACAACAAGGGATTGTTCCACAAAGTTAAACTTATTCCTTGTATTATGAACACCATTATGTTATAATGGTTTTACTAAAGTGATAAGAGATTATCACATATTTTAAATTTTTAGGAGATTTATATTTATGCCTATGACTATGAAACACGGTGCTCCCAAAGTGGGGCGTAAGAATGCTCGTAAAATTACACGAGCGGAAGCTGAAGTAACTGGACTTCCTCGATGGGTGGAAATCTATACTTCACCAGCAACAGGTGAGATTGCTTTCAAAGATTGTGATCTTGAAGGCGGTGCTAAAACCGTTAATGCGTGTCGTAAAGCTTTGAATAGTTTTTATGGCGGGTAAGATTCATCTTTGTTTCTCCGAGGGGGATGGGCAACCATCCCCCATTTTTTATTATGCGAACATTTATATTATTATCATATATATTTCTTACTGGTTTTACTATTATCCCAGATAAAGAAGTTAAGTGTCTTGCAAAGAATATTTATTTTGAAGCAAGGGATCAAACAGTCAAGGGACAAATAGCAGTAGCTTTAGTTACTATAAATAGAGTAAACAGTAAGAGATTTCCAAATTCTATATGTCGAGTTGTTAAACAAGCTAGATATAGAAATGGAAAACTGGTGAAACATAAATGTCATTTCTCTTGGTTCTGTGATGGTTTATCTGATAGACCAAGAAATAAGATAGCTTGGAAAGTTTCAAAAGTAATTGCAAAAGCAATGTTGGAACAGCCAGGAGTACATATTAAGAATTATGGAGAAAGATGGAAAGTAAACGATTTTTTAAATGGTGCAACACATTACCATAGAAAAGATGTTGACCCATATTGGAATCGTGAAATGTTAAAAGTAGCTGAGATTGGGGATCATATTTTTTATATAGATCCTTATAGATATTAACTTAACATTGGGGGAGATATGTCTGAAAAAGAAAAGAAGGCCCCGACTTCTCCGGAAGAAAAAGGCGTTTACCTTTTTATGGAAGAAGTAACTCAAGAAACTTGTAAAGAACTTATTTCTTTTATCTTCACAAAGAGTTGGCAAAGGCCCAGACCTAAATGTTTGCAGATAGTAATTAATTCTCCCGGTGGAGACTTGAATGCTGCGTTCGCTGTAATTGATGCTATGAACGGTTGTCCGTTTCCCGTTCATACGATTGGACTAGGACAAATCGCATCAGCAGGTTTTATGATTTTTATTAATGGTACTAAAGGGCAGCGCATACTTACCCCAAACACCTCTATAATGTCTCATCAATGGAGCTGGGGTGCTTGGGGTAAAGAGCATGATCTTTTAGCACAAACTAGAGAGTTTGAATTAACAACCGAAAGAATGTTGAATCATTACAAAAGATGTACTGGTTTAAGTGAAAAGAAAATCCGAGAGTATTTGTTACCACCTACAGATGTTTGGATGTCTGCAAGGGAAGCAAAGAAACTTGGAGTTTGTGATAAAGTAAAGGATTATAAATGAGTATAGATGTTAATACAACAATAGAAGAAATGGTTAGAGATTTAGAAATTTCTTACATGGAAGCTATAGTTAAATATACTGATGATGTTGACGGTGAGATTGAAATGGTTGCAAAACTATTAAATCGTTCTATTAAAGATAAACTTGAAGCAGAAGCACATGATCTTAACATGATGAAGAAGCCAATCAGTAAATTACCTTTGTAATGTATTTTGATGAAAGTTTGAAATGATACTACGAAATATTACGAAATAAGGAGTAATACATATGTCTAGTTTTAAAGATTTAAAAGCAAATAGAATGTCCAACTTGAAAGAATTGACCAAAGAAGTAGAGAAGCTTGCAGAAAAACCATCTTATGAGGATGAACGTATCTGGAAGTGTGAAAGAGATAAAACGGGTAATGGTTATGCTGTTATTCGTTTTTTGCCTGCAACAACAGGTGAGAAGCTTCCATGGGTAAAACTATGGACACATGGTTTCAAAGGACCCGGTGGTTGGTATATCGAAAACTCTTTGACCACACCCCGCGAAGGCTATCCTAGCGGAAGTGATGATCCTGTAT